CAGGACTGAACCACCCAACGTCCGTTACCGGACATTACCCCGTAGGGCCCGAGAGGAATTAACTCGGTTTGCTCTGCGATTACTCGCTAGCAGCACAAACTCACAAAATCAGCCTGAGCGTCAATTGTTCCCGGAGATGCACTGCTATTCTGCGTAAGTTTAAACGCACGAATGTTGTCAATCAGTCGGTTGATCTGACTACCATCGCCCGGAGGCAACGATACCTCGAGAGGAGCCACCTCTCTCAGCACATTCTCTGTCTTGATTTTCTCGATGAAACAGCGAGTATAACAGGCCGGTATTATTTCCGGTGCGACCTTACGACTCTGTTTTCGGACAGCATTAAAAGACCGAGCGGCAGGTATAACGCCAGGTTTGAATTTGGTTTTCCTTTCGGATCCCCTCATCACACCTCGCTCCCTCACCCTCTCTATCTCTTTCAGCATTGCGTCGTGTTCCTCATCTCTACTAAGAGAATAATTCGCTGGACGAAGATCCATACTAATAACTCCCGTTTTGATCGGCAAAACACGATCGGGCAAACTGGTGATAGCAGCTCTAATTTTCTTGTCTTTACGGCAAACTGCTACCAAGGACAGTGGAATTTCCGTCAAATGCTTATCTGGCTGCTTGGCCAGAGTTCGCAAATTACGTCTAACTACCTTCCGAAACGTCCTTCCATCGGGTGTGGCCTGGGCTGCGAAACCCAGCACATCCTCAACACCAGCATCCATCCACAGTGACGATGCGTTAAACTTACGCTGCTTGTGGCCATCTCGGAAGTAGGTGGAATTTATTTCTCCATCGCTTTCTGAGACCATGGTCTTCTCTTCGTTAACGACGAGTCCGACCTGACTTCCTTGCCTGACCACTTCACCTCGGAGATCTGTGTTGCCCCGAACTTCGCGGGTTAACAAATCATCCCCATTAACCAAAAGGGGATGACTCGTCCACTCTTTAAAACTAATCTCCTTCCTGTCTAACATTGCGGCCAATGCCATGTCAACTACGGTCTTGTTGATCACGCATAGCAGAGGAAAAGACATTACAGAACCCATGGGTTGTCCCGAAAATGTCTCCCTGCCATCAATCACCAGATTCGATAGCACCCGTAGTGCCTGGATCTCCTCTTCGGAAAGATGGTCCGCCTGTTCCTCCAATACCTCAACTGCTACCTTAATGTACTCCCTCTTGATATTATCAGTTGCGGAAGTATAGTCAAAACTTAAAAAGGCAGCGCCTGTGAGGCTTGAAACGTGCTGGTCGGTCGGTTCGCCTACCAACAGCCACCCTCGCCTCTTCAACATGTCGTATAACGAGTAATGGAGCGGAGCGAGTCTTCGTGTGTTCTCGGCAGAGTATAAGGCAACAACCCTGGGTTTGCCCGATGAAAACACTAGCTCGTAGCGGCATTCGCTGCTAAATTCTTCCACGTTCCAATTACCACCATCTTTCCTCCGGTAACGCCGGGTAGCATTTCCGTTTGGAATAAATGGCGCACGTCGCCGATCCCATCCCTTTTCAATGTTTTGCTTCAAGGCCCGTCGGAACCGGCCAAGATGCTCCACATCAACAGCAACTGGTTGGAATCTAGCTTCTTTCCACTGGCTGAGCTTCTCCAAGAAGCGTGGTAGACATCCTTTACAGCATGCTTTCTCAAGCTTCTGTATCGTCTTGAAACTCAGTTCATCGACAGGGCTAAGTCCATCGATGAAGCATTGTCTTACGGCAGGCCGTAGCCCCCCGCATTCGATATGCTGGGGTATATCTTTCGCTGAACGAGGCATACCCAACTCCTCGTAAAATTTGACCAATTTCTTTGCACGACCGCGTAGCCGGTCGCTGAGAGAACAACCATCTTCGCACTCGTCGTGAAGCACCGCATACGGGTTAGCTTCGAGCGCTAGGTGGCTCTCTTCGGCCAGAGGTTCTACGATATCCTCTAAAACGTAGCTTTCATTTAATTTGTTCTTAATGGCAGCTGAATACTGCATGTCGACACGGGTTACGTCCTCGACGTGAGACGACAAGAAGTCTGACCTAGCCCTACCTCCCATCCACAACGCGCCCGGAAGTGTCGAATCCGAATCACAGGATTCACGTGGCTGTCTACCACTAAACACTTGCTGAGGGCTAACGGACTGCGGAGAAGCACCCACAAGGGGTGTCTGACACCCCGCTGTGGACGGGCCTTCGGGTAACACCGTAGCAGTTACTTCGAGCATGGATTTTCTTGATCTTATACCTGTAATTGTCACCATGATATTCAATTGTTAGGTTCAGGGTTAACGTCCCCCTATCGACGGATTGATGTGATTTTCTTTCACTCCCTTTATTTTCTGCAGACGGGAAGTCTGTCTCTTTCACCTGATACAAGGCTGCAGGTCAGCACACCAGGTATTTTTACCGTTTTCAACAATAATGATCCAACCTCCTCCTCGCAAGCCTTTAGATCCTCTGCCCGTAGGCCACCTAGCATCCCGCTAGGCCAGTGCCGCCCGTAGGGGACTGATTGTATCAAAACGCCATTGAAGATTTGGTTGCAGAGCATACTGCATCAACAAACGGTATAGGGCAACC